TGTTGAATACAGAAATCATCTTCAGATGGTTGCTTAAATCTTTTTTTCAAAATGTCCTTGACATTGGGTACATTTTAAACATCATACATCTCTAAAATTTCTTTTTCTTTTGGTTTAGCTTCAGCATGTCCTTTTACATCATGTTCATAAACATAGTCTGTCAAAGTCAAACCAGTATGTACAACTCTAACACCATCAATTACTTCTTCATGCTGAAAATCTCTTGCATCAATACTTTTTAAAAAATCTTCTTTACTTCTCATAATATTACCTCCAAATATTAAAACTAAATATATTATATCATAAATAATTATTTTTATCAAATCGTTACATATTTTGGATTTCTACTTTTTTTGTTTATCTGGAATTGTCATTTGTAATTTATCTTTTTCTAATAATGGTTTTAAGTAGTCATACATAAATGTTGGTCTATGTTTTAGTCCAATATATTCCATAAATTCTTTTACACTTTTTTGCTCTTTACAAAATTCTAAAATCAAATTTATTTTTTCTTATTTCTTGTTCGATATCATATTTAAAATGATTTTCTCTATATTTAAAATTCGTTCATTATTTTGCCAATTTTTCTAAAAATATTACTTTCATATATTTCATTAAAATCTTAAAAAACAACTCTGTCAATGGGGACGGAGTTGTTTGACAATTTGACACTAAAAACAAAAAATAAGAGAGTAAGAATTGCTATAACTCTTACTCTTTCTTGGTGCGATTGGCCATTAATAAAAGAGTAAAATCGCTGATTTTTCAATGTTTTTTACTTTTTATAATGCAATTTTAATGCAACTAAAAATTAAATGCTATTAATGTAATTAATATAATTATCTAATGCAGTTACTTTAAATTTATTAAATATAGTTGTGTAAGTATTAATAGTTATAGAGATATTTTTATGTCCGAGCAATCTTTGTAAGACCTCTGCAGGAACTCCAGCTTCAATGCAACGTGTTGCATAAGTGTGTCTTAACATGTGCGTATTAACTGTGCTTGTTTTTAGATTAACAAATTTAACATTTCCATTCGCATCAATTTCTTTCTTCTTTTTTGTTATAATTACTCTTACGTTCGCATTTTTACAAATCTTTTTAAAATGCGTGTCTATTGTTGAAGGAGCTATAATTTTTCCATTAGGTTGGCAGAATAAAAGATTATTACTGTTAGAAGTATAATTTATTATACTATCTTTCAAAACTGGATCTAAAATAGATGTGATTGGAATATCACGTATAGAGTTATATGTCTTAGTAGTTTTGCCAATTACTACTCGTCCATTTTTATCTCTAGTTAAAGTATTAGTTACATGAATTAATTTCTTATCAAAATCAATATTTTCAGGAGTTAATGCAAGTATTTCGCCAATTCTCATTCCAGTGTGAAGTGCAACTAAAAAAATATTTTTATAGGTGTCATCATCTAATGCAGAAACAAAAGCCTTTTGTTCATCTATGCTTAATGCATCTATTTTTTTATCATTCTTTATTGATTTTGGCTTTAAAACATTTATCATTGGGCTTTTAAATATAATATCCATTTTTACTGCTTCGTCAAAAATATTATCTAACATTTTATAAATCTTATCAATATAAGAGTTTGCATAGTTTTTTTGATTGTTAATAAAATCTTGCAACTGATACGTTTCAACCTTTTGAATCGGCATTTCTCCAATAGAATTTTTTTTAATAACATTAAAAGTATTCAATGATCTTCCATACGTTGATTCCGTAATTATATTGGATTCAAGTTTTGCATCAATGAGTTGTTTACCTAGCTCTGATATAGTTAAATTTGATTTATCAATAAAAGAGTTGCTTTGAACCTCGGCTAATGCAGCCGTCATTTTTTCTTTTACTTCTTTTCTTGTAGTACCATAAACAGATTTACGATTCAATTTTCCGTTGTTTTTTCTACCAGCTGAAAATTGCCCAACCCATTTATTTAATTTTTCGGAAAAATAAATTGTACCGTTCTCCGATTACCGCGTTTTGACATAATGTGAAAACCTCACTTTCAAATATTTTCTCATAAACACTTGAAAATGGGGAACATTTATAATATAATTTAAAATGTAGCCACTTTCAGTGTCTATGTTGTGAGAAAATAGTAGTGTCGCCAAACAGTAGCTATTTTCTCGTTTTTTTATACTAATATATTTTGATTAGTATAAAGATATATTAAAGCAAAACAAATGTTTTGTCAATAACAATTCTATTAATTTAGCCATTAATATAAATAAAAATAATAAAAGAGATTCAAGTTTACCTCAAATCTCTTTCAAATACTATTACAAATATCCTATTTGTAATTTACTTGTGATAAAAGTATATGTTGTTTTAAATCAAAGTATTCATAATGTTAAAAAACTTATCCAAAGTTTTTTGTACTAATCTAAACAACACTGAACTCAATCTAATTAGTTCTTTCTAGTACATTTATTATATCAAGATTTCTTAAAATTGTAAAGAGATTTTATAAATTTATTTTTATATTTTTACTTCGTGTTACTTCTTTTCTCGCAATCTTTTATTAAGCAAATTAAAAAGCGCATCAAAATCTTTTGTGTGTGTTACGGAATATAATTGATTCAAGCGATCCTCTGCAAGATTTCTTTCTTCTTTTAATCTTTCGATGTATTCTAATTTATCATTTAATTTTTTTTCAGATGCTTTTATTTCTGACATAAGTCCTGTTGTATCATATATTGCTTGATTTATTTTTCTTATATCAGAAGCAGGCAATTTTGTAATGTAATCTCCAAGACGAGCTTTTGAAACTGTTTGAATGTGAGAAAGATTAGCAAATCCATCTATTAAAATAGAATCATCTGTATTGTATTGAGTAGTTATTTGAGCCATACAAGGTAGAGCTTTTTCCGTATGTGTTATTGGAGCAACAATAACTGTTCCAGAATTAAAATTTCTGACATCATTTTGAATTATAACACAAGGTCGTTCTTTTTGAATCTCAGAGCCTATTCCAAATCCGAAATTACAATGATAGACTTCTCCACGTTTTACTTTACGATTTTTTGCATTATTTGAGATACTATCTAAAAGTATTTGTTTTTTTACCCAACTTAATATATTTTGTATTTTATCAATATCGTTACTCATTATTCCTCCAATAATTATTTCATATCATTTTGTAATTTTTTATATTTTTCCCTGATAAGAAACAACCTTTCCAATAATCTTTATAGAGATATCTTTTGGGTTATAAACTTGAACAGTGTTTTCAGGGTTAGTAGACATTGGTTCTAATATAACTAAACCGTTTTCAGATTTATATTTTTTAACTGTTGCATCATAACCATTAACTAGAATAACACCAATTTCGTTATTTTCAAGTTCATCTTGTTTTTGAACAAGGACAATATCACCATCGTTAAATTTTAAGTTCATACTGTCACCTTGAACTTTAAGATAAAAATATTCAAAGCCTTCTTTTATCATAGAAGAGGGAGCAAACTCATAACCTTCAATATTTTCTTGAGCCAAGATAGGTAGACCAGCAGAAATCCTACCAACAACAGGGACCTTAACAGGAGTATCATTAATAGGGAATACATTGCTATCAATGTTTACATCAGATTTACCAAGCAAGTAGTCTGTCGTAACATGAAAATATTCTGCTAATTTTATTATAATTTCATTATTTGGCTCTCTTTTATTTGTTTCATACATTCCAATTGCACTAGGAGATACAGAAAGTTTTTTAGCAAGTTCATCTTGTTTCAAACCTTCTCTTTCACGAAGTGCTTTTATTCGATTTCCTAACATAAATAACCTCCTTATAAGAATATATTATATCACACAAAACGTGAAGAGTAAACATAATACACAAAATGTGAAAAAATAATAAATTTTTTAAAAAAACTATTGACAAAACACGAAACGTGATATAATATATTCACAGAACGTGAAGAAGGAGGCAAAGAAATGGAACAACTAAAAGAATTTAGAAAGTCGTTAGGACTTACAGTATCAGAGTTTGCAAACGAAATCAAAGTCTCTAAATCTTTATATGAAAAAGTAGAAAATAGATTTAGAAAACCTAGTAGAGAATTTATGACAAAATTAAAAAGAAGATTTCCTCAATTCGATACTAATATATTTTTTTTAGAAAACAAAATCACAGAACGTGATGAATAATGGCGACACTACTAAAAGAAAGGAGAAAAAATATGGAAATAAAGAAATCAACAAAAACATTTAAGGAGTTACCTGAAACAATAACACCTTATGATTATGCAGATTGGCGTGGCGTTGGTGAAACTAAAGCTAGAGAAATTTTCAATAGTAAAGGTTTTCCGCGTATAAAAGGTACAGGAGTAAAACAGTTAGCAGATAAAAGAGCAGTCTTACTCTTTGAATTAGGATTAAAAGAAGAAGAAAAGCAGGAAGTATTAAAAGAAATTGCGAGACAAATTATTTAACAAAAGAGAAAGGAAGTGAAAACAATGGTAGATCAAATATATGGATTATTATCAGCGCAAAATTTAATTCTACTTTTTAGTTTATTTATTGGTTGTGATTTTTTGATTAATCTCTTAATTGATAAATGCAAAATAAATACCAAGAAGAAAATAAGAACCAAGAATATAAAACAATACAACCACATTGTAGATTGGAAAATATAGAAAGGAAGAATGTATGTTAGCAAAGATAGTAATCAAGCAAGGTGAAAAGCTAATAGCACAAAGCAAAGAAATTGAAACACTACGAAAAGATAATGAAAAGAATAATGATCTAATTATAAGAATAAAAAACATAGCTGAAAAAAGCGATAAGTACAACAACACAGAAATCGCTTTAGAAAAAATAAAAGAGCTAGTAAATGATTTCGAAGACAATTTTACTAACTCAAAAAACATATAAATAAATGTTCTATTCTTATTATACAAGATTTAGAAAGGAATGTCAAATGAGTAAAGTACAAGATTTAGATGACATGCAAGAGTTTGTAGACGATTACGAAAATATACAAAGTACATTAGAAAGTTTACTAGATGATACAAATAATCAAAATTTAAAAAATGAAGTTAATGAGTTTATTAATTCATTAAAAGAAGACTACAAAAATCAAAATCAGGATTTCTTAGAAAGAATCAGTAAATTAAAAAACGAAGAAGATGATTCGCTAGTAAGAGAATATTATTCGATGAAGTTATAAAAGGAGAAATGATAATGCAAGAAGATAATAAATTAATGGTAGTTAAGCCAGAATTTAATGGTGAAATACAAGCTAGAATTAAAAGTTTAGGCGAAATAGAGAGCAACATTAAAGATGTTCAAAAATATGCAATCGAATTGAATAATTATTATAAGAACATAATTTTTACGGAAGATACAATGAAAATTGCAAAGGATGAAAAATCAAAAGTAAATAAGTTTAAAAAGATCGTTGAAGATTATAGAAAGAAAACAATAGAAGAATGGAAGAAACCAATAACACAGTTCGAAACTTTATCAAAAGAAACAGAAAGAATACTAGGAGATACTTATGCAACAATAAATTCTCAAGTAATAAATTATGAAGAAACTCAAAAACAAGAAAAAGAACAAGAAATTAGGGACTATTTTGAAGAATATAAAAAAAGCTTAAATATTGATTTTATAAAATTTGAAGATACCAGAATTAAAGTTGGATTATCAGATAGTAAAACATCATTAAAGAAACAGGCAAAAGATTTTATAGATAGAGTTAATACTGATTTAGCAACAATAATGTTACAAGAACACAAAGAGGAAATACTAGTTGAATATAAGCAAAATGGCTATGTTTTAAGTACAGCAATAGGTACTGTTATAAACAGAATAAAAGCTATAGAAGAAACTAAAAGAAAACAAGAAGAGATAAAACAGAAACAATTAAAAGAAGCTCAAAGAATTGCGGATGAGAATATAAAAATACAAACAGAGGCTACAAAACAATCACTAGATAATTTTAGATCAACAGAACAAGAAATTCTACAAGCACCAACAGTAGAAGAAAAACAAGCTCAAGAAGAAATCTTAACATTAAGATTTACAGTAAGAGGAACTAGAACAAAATTAAGAGCATTGAAAGAATTTTTAGTAAATGGAGGATACGAATATGAGTAATGAAAATCAAGATAAAACACAAGATTTAGTAGTTAAATTTGAAGTGGAAGGACAAGAAATAAAATTAAGTAAAAAAATAGTGCAAGAGTATATAGTTGGAAGTGATGTTCCGATTACAAATCAAGAATTTAAGCTATTTACAGAACTTTGTAAAGTTAGAAAATTAAATCCATTCCTAAGAGAAGCATATTTGATTAAGTATAAAGCAGGGACACCAGCTCAATTAGTTGTTGGAAAAGATGCAATATTAAAAAGAGCTGTTTTAAACCCAAATTATGATGGAATGGAATGCGGAATTATAGTTCAAAAAGAAGATGGAACCATAGAAGAAAGACAAGGAACATTCAGATTAGGAAATGAACAGCTTGTTGGTGGATGGGCTAGAGTCTTCAGAAAAGATTGGTCACATCCTACATATTCAAGTGTAAGTTTTAATGAGGTTGCACAAAGAAAAAATGATGGACAGTTAAATTCAAATTGGAGTACTAAAAGTGCAACAATGCTTGAAAAAGTTGCAAAAGTAAGAGCTTTAAGAGAAACATTTGTTGAAGATTTAGCAGGAATGTACGAAGCAGAGGAAATGCAACAAGAGATTCCCCAACAAGAACCAATTGAAGTACAAGCAGATGTTGTAGATCAAACAGAAGAAACAAAAGAGGTATCAATGAATGAACTATAAAATTATATCTAGCTGCAGCACAGGAAATGCAACAATAGTTAGAGACATAATTTTAATAGATTGCGGTGTGACTTTTAAAAGGTTAGAGAAGTATTATAAACAATTAAAAATAGTACTTCTTACGCACATCCACTCAGATCACTTTAAAAAAGAAACAATAAAAAGATTAGCACAAGAAAGACCAACGCTAAGATTTGCATGTTGCGAATGGCTATTACAACCACTACTAGAATGTGGAGTTTTAAGAAAGAATATAGATGTACTTCAAATTGGCACAAAATACGATTATAAACTGTTTAAAATTGTACCAATCAAATTATATCATGACGTGCCACAATGCGGTTACAGAGTATTATTTGATGACTATAAAGTAATTTATATGACAGATACAAGAACAGTAGAAGGAATAGTAGCAAAGAATTATGACTTATATTTAGTTGAAGGCAATTATGAGGATGAAGAACTGGAACAAAGAATAAAACAAAAACAAGAAGAAGGACTGTATTATTATGAAAACAGAGTAAAAAATACACATCTAAGTAAAGGGCAAGCAACAGATTTTTTACTTAATAATATGGGTGAAAATTCAGAATATGTGTTTATGCATGAACATATAGAGAGGTAAAAGTATGCAGAATACAGCAGTTATAGATGATATAGGAATAGATTTAAAAACTGGAAAAGCTAAAATAACATTTCTATTTGATAATAAGTATATTTTACAGGAAGCAGAAGAGCTAAAAGATAAAAAACTTAATGTGGAAGCAACAAGATGGTATAAAAAACGTTCTTTAAATGCTAATGCATACTTATGGGTTCTTATTGGAAAATTAGCTGAAAAATTGAATATAAGCAATGTAGAGATATATAAAAAACACATAAAAGAAGCTGGCACATATACGGTTCTTCAAATGGAAGAAGAAGCAATGACTGAATTTGAAAGAATATGGCAAAAGAATGGATTAGGTTGGTTTTGCGAAAAAGCTGTAGATGAATATGGACAAGTTGTATTACTAGCATATAATGGGAGCTCATCATACAACACTAAACAAATGGCGAGAATTATAGATAGTGTAATACAGGATTGTAAAGAACAACAAATAGAAACAATGACACCGGAAGAATTAAAAAGTTTGTTAGCGAGGTGGGAGAGATGAGCAAAAGAAGTAAAGCCTGTGAGATACCTCAAAAAGTTAAAGAAAAGGTGTGGAATAGAGATGATCACAAATGTATTTTATGTGGAAAGTATGTTCCGAAAACTTGTGCAAATGCTCATTATATAAAAAGAAGTCAACGGAGGATTAGGCATAGAAGAAAATATAGTTACATTATGCCTAGAGTGTCATTATAAAGAAGACTTCGGAAAAGAGACTAAACTATACGAAGGTTACATAGAAAATTATTTAAAAAAGTTTTACGGAGCAAATTGGAATAAAGAAAAATTAATTTATAAGAAATATTAGGAGGAAAAAGAAAATGAGTTTTAACGCTGTAATAAATGATAAATACATAATATTAGAAGGAACAAAAATAGATATGTTAGCAGGATTAGGTGCTTATATTAATGCCCTTAAAAAAAACGGAATTTCAAATGAACTTATACAAGAAGTAGTTGAATTAGCATTACAGGGTCAAGAAAAAGCATTTGAAACAGTGCCTGCTACTGATAAAATAAAAAGTTTAGATTTAAAGAATACAACTAAAGAAGAGGCAAAAAATTTAATAGCAAAAGAAATATTAAAAATGTTAGATTTAGAGAAATAAAGGAAGGAGGATATAAAAACAAATAAATAACAAATAAGTTATAAATGTTTTTATGTCCTTATTTTTAAAAGGAGAAAAGATATGAGTAAAGAAACATACTACTTTTCTCACGATAGCAATGCAATAACTGATACTAAAATACTTAACATGAGAGCTGACTATGGACTAGAAGGATATGGATTGTTTTGGGCAATCATAGAAATGATGAGAAATGAAGAAAACTATAAACTACAAGCAGACACAAAAATATACAGAGCAATAAAAACACTAACTAATACTTCTATAGATGTAGAAAAATATGTACAAGATTGCATCAAGGAATATGAACTTTTTAAAGAGGAATCTGGTTATTTTTATAGCAATTCATTATTAAGAAGGATGCAAGAAAAAGAACGAAAGTCAGTTATAGCAAAAGAAAAAGCAGAGAAAAGATGGAACAGCAATGCTATGGCAATGCAACAGCAATGCAGTAGCAATGCAAATAAAGTAAAAGAAAGTAAAGTAAATAAAAATAAAATAAATAAAAAAGAACAAGAAGAAAAAATACACTTTGCAGACTTTGTTACCATGACCAATGCTGAACATGAAAAGTTAGTAAGCACTTATGGGACAGACTTTGTAGACCAATGTATCGAAATTCTTGATAACTACAAAGGCTCAAAAGGAAAAGAGTACAAGAGCGACTATAGAGCCATTTTAAGTTGGGTGGTAGATGAAGTACAAAAAAGACAAAAAGAACAAAGAAGTACGAATTATGCCCAAAGAAATTATGAAAATTTAAATAGTTTATATACAAATTGAAGGAGGAAAATAAAATGAAATTTAAAGTTGGAGATAAAGTAAGAATAAAAGAAGATTTAAGCTGTAATAAGTTCTATAAGATAACACCTGTATTAGATATGGAAAAATATAAAGGTAAAATTGCAAAAGTAAAAAGAACTTTTGGTACAGGAAAATATAACCTAGATATAGATGATATGGAGTGGAGCTGGTCAGATGATATGCTAGAACCATGTGAAACAAGATTTAAAAAATCAGATTTAAAGAATGGAGATATAGTTACGTGCAGAGATGACAGAAAAATGACTATTATTTCAGAATCTTTAAGGGATGAAGGGGGTCACCCAATAGCAAATTTGGAAATGTATGATAATGAATTGAAAGCTTTATTTTTTGTGCCAGATTTAGATATAGTAAAAGTAGAAAGACCAGTCAAATATGAGACAGTTTTTGAGAGAAAAGAAGAAATACTAGATGAGACAGAAAAAAGATATTTAGCAAATATGATTAAACCATTTAGACATAAAATTAAGTTTATTGAAAAAAGAATTAAATTTAATGATAGTAGCGCATGTTATTTAAAAATAGTACTAGAAAATGACTCAATAAGTTTACCTTATTTCAAAATAGATTCTATGTATAAAGGAATGGAATCAAACAGGGAATATAGCTTAAAAGAGCTAGGATTATAAAGGAAGGAGCAAAAACAAATGAACACAATAACAATGCAAACAAGACAAATGAGTTTTGATGATATACAAGATAAAGCAAAAATAAGATACATACAAATATTAGATAGATTAGACGAGCCAAAGACAGCGAAAGAGCTAGCAGTAGAGTTATTTGACTTAGGATTTATACCAAGTACAGAAAGAAATTATACAGCACCAAGGCTAACAGAATTAGAAAAAATGGGATATGTAAAAGCAGTAGATAAAAAGAAATGCGAATACACAGGCAAAACAGTAGCAGTATATGAAAGGACACAAGCAGGATTTGAAGCAATAAATTATCAACATATTCCAAGAATTGATTAGGAGGCAATTATGCAAGAAAAATGCAGTAAATGTGATAGTGAAGAACTATTTGTAGAAATACAAGAAAATAGAAGAGGCTTATATTGTGGTAAATGTGGGAAATGGCAAAAATGGATTACAAAACAAGAATTACAAATAGCAAAGTTTAAAGGTTTAAAAATTTTAGGAGGTAGTTATGATAAAAAAATTAAGTAATATAAAAATAAAAAATAGTTTTATAGAGCATCCACCTAAAAAGAAAAAAATGGATTATAAAATTTCATATTATTTAATTACAGGTGAATTTGAACAACCAATTGTAATAAACAAAGAAGGGTACTTAATAGATGGTTATACAACATATTTAATCTGTAAAAACAGAAATAAAAAATATGTAAGAGTAGTTAGAGGTTAGCTTATGAAATATCCACAATTAGAACGGAATCTGTGAAAAAGCAATAAAAAACGAGTGGTGCCTTGGATGTCAACAGCTCGAAAATACATATTTCAGAGGAGTTAAAAAATGTAAATACATTAATGATATTGAAATAGAGCAACTACAATTAGATCTAGGAAAGGAAAATGTAAAAAGATGAAGAGAAAAGTAAAAATAGAACTATATAACGATCATTTTGAAAATGCTAAAAGATATGGAATACCACATGCACAATTAATTATAGCAGATATACCCTATAATTTAGGAAACAATGCTTATGCAAGTAATCCAAGTTGGTATATAGATGGAGATAACAAAAATGGAGAAAGCAAACTAGCAGGAACAAGTTTTTTTGATACAGATAATAACTTTAAGATAAATAATTTCTTTGATTTCTGCACTAGGTATTTAAAGAAAGAGCCGAAAGAAAAAGGACAAGCTCCAGCAATGATAGTATTCTGTGCTTTTGAGCAAATGCAAATGGTGATAGACGAAGCAAGAAAACACGGATTAATGAAAAGTTATCCGCTTGTATTTGTAAAAAATTATTCAGCATCAGTATTAAAAGCTAATATGAAAATAGTAGGAGCAACAGAATATGCAGTGGTACTTTATAGGGACAAGTTACCGAAATTTAATAACGGTAGAACAGAAGAACAAAAAGGAAAAATGATATTTAACTGGTTTGAATGGAAAAGAGATAATTCTAAGTTATACCCTAAAATACATCCTACACAAAAACCAATAAGTCTATTAAAGAGACTAATAGAAATATTTACAGATGAAGGGGATGTAGTAATAGATCCAGTTGCACGGAAGTGCTTCAACTTTAAGAGCTTGTGCAGAATTGAAAAGAAACGCTTATGGCTTTGAAATAAAAAAAGATTTTTATAATCAAGCAAAAGAAAAAATGATAAGTGAAGATATTTTAAATGGAATTATGGAAGATGGACAAGTTACATTTGAAGCACTTACTTAATGGGGGTAAAAGATGAACAGAAAAATAAAGTTTAGAGGAAAGACAAAAGTGGATTTTGGAAATGGTAATAAGGAAATTCTTATTCCAAAAGGAACATGGATCTATGGTGGTATTGTGTTTGATGATTCAGAAAGAATCTGGATAGATATGAAATATTATGGACAGATTTTAGTTGATGAAAATACAGTAGGACAAGATACAGGACTAGACGATAAAAACGGAGTAGAAATATATGATGGAGACGTATTAAATTTTGACGATGAATATTGGATAGTATCTTATGAATATGGAAAATTTATTGGTACTTTTGATAATGTGTCAGTAGATTTATATGATATTTCAGATTATGAAATTGTCGATAATATCTACGATAATCCAGAATTATTAGGAGGCAAAAATGGAATATAGATACATGGTATGGAATGATCTAAAAAAAGAGTTTCAATTTCCACGAATTTGTGAAACAACAGAAAAAGGAGCTAATACTTGTCTATTTAATTTTATAGGAAATGACGTAAGAAAAGACAAGTTTCAAATCAAGAAAGTTGAAAAAGAAGAAGCAAAGAAAATTATAAAGGAACTTAAACAAAAATATAAAGCAGAGCGTATCAAAAGTATAATTCCTAATATAAATTTTAGTATTATATTAGATTTAGTAAAGAAAAACGACCAAGGAGAAGAATAATAGTAAAGGAGTAAATAAGATATGAAATATAAAGAAACTATATTAATTATATTAATAATCATAAATGTTGTATTCAGTATAATATTAGGCATAAAAAATAATAAATATAAAATATTATCAGAAGATGATAAAAAGTATATAGAAACAATAACACAATTAAAACAAGAACAACAAGATTTGAATATACAAATATCAAATAAAAATAACGAATTATCAAATATAAATAACAAAATAAACCAACAAAATAAGATATTAAGTGGAACAGCAAAATATATAATGAAAATTAATATATCACAATCACATTTAACATTAAGTGTAAGTGAACACTTAAAAGATGCTATGAATGACATAGACATTTATATAGAAGTATCAGAAGAATATTATAACAAGTACAATGTTGGAGATACAATAGCAGATGATTTCAGAGTAGGAAGTATGATATTTAAAGGTAGTTTTGGAAACTGGAAAGTAAAAGTAGCTGATAAACAAATAATCTAGAGAGGAGTGATACATAGTGAAAACAACTGAATACGCTTTATACAAAGGAGAAAATTTATTAGATATAGGAACGCTTGATGAATTGCAAAAAAAGTATAAAGTAAAAAGAGAAACATTATATTTTTATCAAAGTCCCGCACATAGAAAAAGAGAAAGAAAGGGTAATTTTAGAGTATTAGTCAAAATAGATTAGGAGGTGTTTTAAGTGAAAGAAAAAAGTATAGAAGAAACAATAAAACAATTAAAATTAATGTTAAAAGTTCGTAAAGAACAAAAAGAGATAATAGAATGTGCTGGAGGAACTTGTATGAATTGTGATCCAGACATCAAAGCTTTAAGTGAAAGTATAGAGATTCTATCAGATTATAAAAGAGTATTAAAAGAGAATGAAGAATTAAAACAAGAAAAGATTAATAATCATAAAATGATAGCATTAGCACAAACTGAAGCGTTAGGATATATGCGAGGATATGAAGATGGTAAAAATTCTAGGACAAGTGCTATTGCAAGTATAGTAGAAAATCAGCAATATTATATAATAAAGAAACAAAAGGAAAAATATGAAGAATATATAGAAAAACTACAAAAAGAGAATAACAAATTAAATATAAAACTAGATGATAAAGAAGCAGAGATACAAATATTAAAAGATGATATAAAAGCAGATGACATTGAATATAAACATGTAATAGAAATTTTAAAGAAAGAAAATGAAGAATACTCAAAACAATTAGATTTAGACTATGTGGATAAGAATTATATATCAAAGCAAGAAATAGAAGACAAGATAGAAGAAATAGAAGAAAAAATAAAATATGAATACAACAAAAAGATATTAGTACAACTATATAAACAAAGAAAAGTCTTACAAGAATTATTAAATAAATAAAAGAGCAGTAGCTTATACTGAAAAAGTAATATATGAATATTTGAAAGAGAGGTAAAGATATATGAAATCCGAAAAAGGTGTAATAGAAATATTTGTGATTGGAATCACTGTAATTTTATTAATAATACTATTTACTGCAATAGGGATGGAGATAAAAGAAGAAAATGATTATGGAATAAAAGAAGGACAAGTCATTAATAAAGAATATCATTCAGCATATACAACAATGATGAATAGTGGAAAATTTGTAATACCACAATATCATTCTGAGAGGTATCAAATACAGATTCAAAAAGAAATAAACAGTAAAGTAAAGTCAATATGGGTAACCGTTGATAAAGATACATATCATAAAATAAATGTAGGAGATTATTATAACGGAGCGAAGTGATACAAATTCAAAAATAAAAGAATGTCAAATATAAAATTATGAATAAATATGGGAGGTACAAATGAACAGGGAGGACCTTAAAAATTACAGATACACTCAGGAATGGATTAATGGTAGAATTGAATACTTAGAACAATATAAAACCAATATAAATAGATTAAACAGTGTACTATCTGATATGCCCAAAGGAAGTAGCAAAGTTCAAGACAACGAGGCTGAAAAATTGGCAATATTAATTGATAGTATAAATGATTTATTTGAGAAGGTAAATGAAGTAAACAAAAGACAAATGCAAATTTTACAACAGTTAGATAAAATAAAGCAACCATATAAAAACATATTGGACAAATATTATGTACAAGGTAAAAGCTTAGTAGTTATTGCTGCTGAGATGGATTACAACTATGAGCACATAAAAAGATTACATGGAATAGCATTAAATATTTTTGATAAAATTGAATGATGCTACCAAATGCTACTGAATGCTACCATGAAAAGTGCTATAATAGTATCGTGAGATAATATAGATGTCGAGAAAATTAACAAAAAGTTAGTTCTTTCGACATTTTTCGACAATATTTTTAATTTCTTCATGATATAATTCTTTTAAAAGGAGGAATTTATATGGAGAGAAAGAAATTTATAGATTTTTTTTGGAGTTATTATCTTAATTTAGAAAATAGTTTTATAAGAACTACACAATATGTTATGGTAGATGAAAAAAATTATAATACTTTTTCTATAGAATATATAGGATTATTACAAAGCATATGTGCAGAAATAGATACAGTAATGAAAGAAATATGTGAATTTAAGCAAGAAGATTCTAAGAAAATTTCAGAGTATTATGATAAAATAATAAAAGAACCATTTTTTAAAGATATAATAAATGAAGAAACTACATATATATACCAAAAGAATGAATTTAGACCATTTAATAACTGGAATAAAGAGACTTCGCCACAATGGTGGAAAAGCTACAATAATGTAAAGCATGAAAGAACGATTAAATATATGGATGGAAATCTAAAAAATGTTTTAAATGCATTATCGGCATTATACATTTTAGAAAGGTATAAAATTAAAGATATTGCAGACAAAACAAATGAAAGGTTAGAAATTCCAGAGATTGATTCTAAGGTTTTTAGATTAAAAAAATTAAAAACAAGAAATATTAATCTTGATTGGGGAGTTATAGGAGAAGTATTTTAAACAAAGAGCTTATCAAACGATAGGCTCTATTATTTATGAAAAAGGGGAGAAAATAGATATGAAATTAATGATAAGTCAACCAATGAGAGGTAAAACCAATGAACAGATAAGAGCGGAAAGAGCTGAACTAATATTGAAGTTGGAGGCAGAAGGACATGAAGTGGTAGATACAGTATTTGAAAATGCACCAACAGATGAAGATGTAGCAATATATATGCTATCTCAATCAATTAGATACATAGGAAAAGTAGATGGTGTAGTATTTATGCCTGGATGGGCAAATGCAAGAGGATGCAGAATAGAACATCAGGTTGCAGAAGAATACGGGAAATTTATAAGAACAATTTAGTTATTAACTGATACTAGATAAGTTGATATATACACTTACACGACTCACCTTCATTAAGATAAAAAGGTAATTCTAGTTAAGCCTTAGATATTTTGGAATAGTGAAATGGTATCACGAAAGGCCTTGGACCTTTAGTTTTTAGTTCGAATCTAGATTCCAAAACCAGTGGCTAGGTCGCTCCTAGATATGCGTAGTATAAAGTGCGAGGAACCTACGTTGAAAATAAAATTAAAACCTCCTACATATTGCGATTGTGGAGAACCAGAATCTCGTCAGTCTCATAAACTGAAAATAGTTAGTGCAACTCTAACCATCGCAACCATATTATAAAAAACGAAAGAGGTGTTGTTATGACAAATCAAGACAGGTATGAAGCCTATATAGAAGAAATTTGTAAGAACTGTAAAAACAAAGATAATGATCTATGCGAAATAAGAATATCAGCTATTAATAATGTTATAACAACTGGGTGTATATATTATGAAGCAAAAGATTAATTATGAAAATTGCATGAAATATAAATGTGAGCAATGCAGATATAATAAAAGATGTGAAAAGGAAGAAAATAAGTATGAAATTCAAAATAAACAACAGAGAATGGAAAATAACAGAGACATCACAAGAATCAATAAAAAATATGCAAAATATTAGAAAAGCAAATGAAGAAGAAAACTTAAAATCAATAGATACAAGATATTACGGTATTACATATTGTGATATACAAAAAATATATATAGACGAAGATTTGCCAGCAGACAGAAAGAAAGCTACTTTAATTCATGAATTAACACATTGCTATATAGATAATTATATAACACATTGTGAAAAACAATATTCAGAAGAAGATGTTGCAGACATAGTAGCAAATTCTTATGACATTATACATGAAATAGTAGAACAATATAATTCATATGAATTAAAAAAGAAATTTGCCAATATAGGAGAAACAATTAACATTATATCAACATAATAAATGTTTTAAGGAGAAAATGTAAAATGTATTTAAAAGTAAAGTCAAAAAAGATTAAAAATCTTAGTTTAAAGATATCTAAAGCAAAGAATGATTTAGTTGTAAAAATATTAAATAAAAAAGGATATGAATGTAATGAATCACAAATAAGTCAAATAAAAGCAAATCAAAAGTTAAATTCAGAACAGAAGAAGGTAATATTAGAAAATCAAAACGAAAAAGTATCAAAAATTGGAAGTTATTATATTTGGGAAGCAGATGTTATAGTCAAGACACTAGACAAAGTGACAGGAAAAGAGGTATAAGACTATGTGGAATATATTTTTAGCTGTAATATTAATTTGTGTAGGAGCGGTTGCTGTGGCGACTACTCTTTTTATTTTGGCTACAATATTAGACACATTGATAAAACAATTTAAAAACAAATAAGGAAAGAGAGGGAATCTTATATGACAGATGCACAAAAAAGATTTTGTGATGAGTATTTAATCGACCTTAATGCAACAAGAGCATATAAGGTTGCTTATTCAAGATGTAAAAAAGACGAAACCGCTAATGTAAATGGTAGTAAATTGCTAAGAAATACTAAGGTTCAAGAATACATATCAGAAAAAATGAAAGAACGAGAAAAAAGAACTGAAATAACTCAAGACATGGTAATAAAAGAGCTGGCTAAAATAGCATTTTTAGACATAAGAAAACTATATACAGAAAATGGACAATTAAAAAATATAGCTGATATGGATAGTGAAACTGCAGGAGCAATATCATCATTAGAAACATTAGAAGAATACGAAGGATATGGAGACGACAGAGAAAAAATAGGAGATACTCAAAAAGTAAAGCTATTAGATAAAACGAAAGCTCTTGAATTGTTAGGAAGACATTTAGGAATATTTAATGACAAAATGGATGTAAATGTTCAAGAAAAAGAAGAAAAGAAAAATGCTATATCAGATATATTAAATCAAATGCAAAGTGCAGATGATGTGTAATGTTAAAGTTAAGTCAAAAATATAAAGAGTTCTTACAAACAAAATGTAAAAGAGAGTTTTTAGAAGGAACAACTGCAGCAGGAAAAACAACAGTAGGAATATTCAAGTTTATGTGCATGGTTGCTGATTCTGATAAAAAGTATCATATTATTGCAGGTGATGATGTAGGAACGGTAGAAAAGAATGTAATAAACTCTGAAAATGGTTTACTAGAACAATTCGAAGATATAGCAGAGTACTGGCCAAAAGGAAAAGATAAAATAAGACTACCACATATAAGATATGACACAAATAAAGGTGAAAAGATAATATATGTATGTGGTTATGGTGACAAAAAAAGATGGAAAAAAGTTTTAGGGGGACAAGTTGGGTGTGTATATTTAGATGAAGTAAACTTAGCAGATATGGAGTTTATGAGAGAAGTTACGCATAGATGTAAATACATGATGACAACATCAAATCCAGATGATCCATCATTAGACATATATAAAGAATTTATAAATAAAAGTAGACCAATACCAAAGTATGAAAAAGATTATCCAACAGAATTACTAAAAGAATTAAAAGAACCTCATGTAAAAGGTTGGGTACACTGGTATTTTACTTTTTACGACAATGCAGCACTTACAAAAGAAGATATAAAAGAAAAAATAGATGCAACACCAATAGGAACAAAGATGTATAAAAACAAAATACAAGGACTAAGAGGAAAGGCAACGGGACTATGCTTTAATTTACAACCTAAAAATATAATAACAGTAGAAGAAGCAAAGAAGATGAAATTTAAACTATTTTCTATTGGTTGTGATACATCATACTCAAAAGAAAGCCACGACAAGGTAACATTAGAAGGAATAGGTATAACAGTAGATAATAAATGTGTTTTATTGAAAGAAAGAACATTCAATAACAAAGATAGAACAATTCCATTTGCACCATCAGATGTTGTTCAATGGATAATACAATTTATGGAAGAGTTCAAAAATGAATGGGGATTTGCAAGAACATGTTTTATAGATAATGCAGACCAGGGAACAATAATGGAAGCAAACAAAGCTAAAAGGCAAAATGCATTAGTATATAACTTTGAAAATGCATGGAAAAAGACAAAGATAATCACTAGAGTTCAACTACAAGAAAGCTGGTTGAATACTGGTGATTTTTTAATTGTTGAAACTTGTAAAGACTATATAGATGAGTGTAACAAATATTCATTTGATGAAGATAACCAGCCAGAAGATGGAAATGACCACAGCATAAATGGCTGTCAATATGCTTGGTTGCCATACAAAAAGAAAATAGGTAACTGGGAAGTAATAAAGAAATTGATTAAAGATGAGGAGGAATAATATATGAGTACAAGAAGCACATTATTTCAAACACCAACAATTGAGATAGATCAAAGTAGATATGAAGAATTGATACAAAAGGAATTAAAATATAAACAATATAAAGAACAAGCAACAATAGAAGTAATCAGAATAATAGAAGGTCAAGATAGTGAAACAGTAACAACTGAAAGCGAGGAATAAAATGGGGACAGTAAATGATAAAATAAAAAATGTAATACGAAATTGGTTAGAAATACAACCAAGTGTAGGAGATACAATAACAATACAAGAAACAAATACATTTGAAGGTAACTGTTTTAGAAACCTATTGTGGTATAGAGGAGATGCATCAGAATTACACCAATATTATACACAAACAGATGATTTAATGGGAAATGCAAAATTCTGGGCAGCACAGAGTACAACTGGTATAAATATTAGAAAAATACATACTGGGTTACCTGCTATGATAGTTGATATGTTAGCGGATATAATAGTTGATAGTTTTAATAAAATAGAAGTTAAAGGAAACAACGAAGCACAAACAAATTGGGAAGAAATAGCAAAAGAAAATGACTTCAAAGAAACATTAAAACAAGCAATAATTGATGTATTTGTGCAATGTGATGGTGCATTTAAGATAAGTTATGATACAGATATAAGTAAATATCCAATAATAGAGTTTTATTCTGGACAAGATGTTGACTATGAATATACAAGAGGAAGAATAACAGGGATAAACTTCAAGAATAAATACCAAAAAAAAGATGCTTGTTATACTTTATTTGAGAGATATTCTAAAAATGGAATAAAATATGAATTATATAAAAATGACCAGTTAATGAAAGATTATAAAGCCATTCCTGAAACAGCAGATTTGAAAGAACCCCAAAATACCAATTTCATGATGGCCATACCTATGATGTTTAATAAATCAAAGAAATATAAAGGCAGAGGCCAAAGTATATTAGAAAAAAAATTAGATGCTTTTGATAGTTTTGATGAAGTATGGAGCAAATGGATAGATGCATTAAGAGATAACAGAACAATAACATATATTCCAGAAGATTTAATTCCAACAGATGAAAATGGCAATTTATTAAAACCTAACACATTTGATAATAGATATACAAAAACAGGAAGTACAACATCAGAAACGGAGAGTAGCAAGATTACAAGGGAAAAAGGAGACTTTGATTATGAAGGAATGCTACAATCATATATAACAGCATTAGATTTGTGTTTACAAGGATTAATAAGCCCTAGTACTTTAGGAATAGATGTAAAAAAATTAGATAACGCAGATGCTCAAAGGGAAAAAGAAAAGGCAACGCAATATACAAGAGGGAAGGTAATAGATGTATTAGAAAAAGTTATTCCTAAATTAGTTTCAATATGTTTAAAAGCATATGATTTAGCACAAGGAAAAATAGCGGGAGAATATGTAGCGATAGTAGATTTTAAAGAATATGCAAATCCAAGTTTTGAAGCAACAGTAGAAACAGTATCAAAAGCACGACCTGGACAAAATGTAATGAGCATTGAAAAAACTGTAGATACAATGTATGGTGATAGCTTGACAAAAAAAGAAAAAGAGGAAGAAGTAAAAAGGCTAAAAGAAGAAGCTGGAATAATTGAAAAAGAAGAACCTAATGTAATAGAACAATTAGAGTAGGTGGTTAAATGCAAAATGAATACGATATAAAAAAAGTAATGGAAGAAATAGAATTACAATTAATTGATTCTATGAAAAGAACATTATGGAGTCATCAAGAAGATGAAGAAAGTAAAGGCTTTAATTGGACACAATGGCAAGCTCTAAAAATAAAACAATTTGAAGACTATAAAAATGCAAACAAAGAAATATTTAACAATAATACAAGAGGATTAAACAAATATTTATATAAGCATATAAAGCAACAATTTAAAGAAGGAGCAAGTAGAACTAATAAAAGAGCTATGCAATCAGGTTTTATAAAAAAAGAAGATTCACAATTGGGTGGATCTTTTTTTGGATTAAATCATAGAAAGTTAGATGCACTAATAAAAAGTACAAAAACAGATATGAAAGATGTAAAATATGCAACCTTGAGAATGGCAAATGATCAATATAGGCAGATTATATATAAGGCTCAAGTATTTGCTAATACAGGAGCTGGAACAGTAAAACAAGCTATAGATATGGCAAGTAAAGATTTCTTGACAAGAGGGTTTAATTGTATTGAATACAAAAATGGTACAAGGCATAATATAGCCGATTATTGCGATATGGCTATTAGAACAGCTAACAAAAGAGCTAATCTAATGGGTGAAGGCGAAATGCGAAAGAAATTAGGAAATCCATTAGTATATGTATCTAAACATGGTGGAGCTTGTGATAAGTGTACACCATGGGAAGGCAGAGTTTATATAGATGACGTATGGTCAGGTGGAACAGAAGAAGATGGAAAATATCCATTATTAAGTACAGCAATAGCTGGAGGGTTATTCCATCCTAGATGTCATCATGGAGTTAGTACATATTACGAAAGCATAAATGATGAACCAGAAGAAGTAACGAAAGCAAAACAAAGTCATAATGAAGAAGATAAATATACTCAATATTTGCAACAAAGGCAGAAACAATATCAAAGATTAGCGGTAGGTAGTTTATTACCTGAAAATGTATTAAATTACCAAAATAAAGCCAATGAATTGCAAAATCAGATAGAAAGTGGTAAAATAGAGCTATCAGATGAAGAACAATATGCAGTAAATCAATATATTAGTGCTGAAAGTTATATTTTAAATGAAACATTAAGAGAAGAATTGGAATTAACAGAACAGCAAAAAACACTTATTAATAATTTAGACAAGGCTTTAGATAAATTTCCAAAATATGAAGGAAATGTTACACGTTCAATAATGCTAGATAAAGATACATTAAAAAACTTTTTAGAAAATCATAAAGCAGGAAACAATGTAATTTATAAAGCTTATACTTCAACAACTGTTGGAAATAGATATAATGATGATAGTAATGTAGAATTACATATAAAATCTAAAAACGGAAAAGACATAAGAAGATTTAATAAAGAAGAACAGGAAATATTATTTAAAAGAAATACAAAATTCCGAGTAATTAATTCAAAAATAATAAATAATATATATCATATTTTTATGGAGGAAATATAGAATATGTCTGAAAAGAAGTTATTTCAAGATAAAAGGTGGATACAAAATCCAGGTGGAGTTGTAGTAGGAACATCGAAAATATCAGAAGAGTCTAAAAAATGGGCAGAAGAATTAATAAAACAAATAGAAAAAGAAGAAAAATCTAAATAATTTACTTTTTCGACAAATTTCGACACAATTCTCTGACTAATAGTGCTATACTCTTTTTAAATTATAAATAAAAGGAGGAATTGTCATGGCAAGTCATGAAGAAAACGAGAAAAAACCGATTTATAAGAAATGGTGGTTTTGGGTATTAATTATAATTATTATTGTTGCGATAGCAGGTTCACAAGGTGGAAACAACACTACTCAAACAGGAACTGGTTCAACAACAGAAACAAAACAAACTCAAGAAAAATTCACTTTAGTAGATAGTGAAGGCAGTTACGATGGTTTTGCGTATTATGTAACAGGAACAATAAAAAATAATACAAATAAACAATACTCATATGTCCAAGTAACTTTTAATTTATATGATGCTGATGGTGCACAAATAGGTACAGCAATGTCAAATATCAACAATTTAGAAGCAAACGGAACTTGGAAATTTAAAGCACTTGGTGGAACAGAAAAAGCAGCAAGTTATAAATTGGCTGAAATAACAGGATGGTAATAATTAAATAAATAAAAATTCAAACACTTACAGAAATGTAGGTGTTTTTTATATGCAAGTTTAGTGTAACGGTAGCACAACAGTCTCCAAAACTGTTTGTAGTGGTTCAAATCCATTAACTTGTGCCATTTTTAGAATTAGAGCTTTTAAAAGGCTCTTTTTTAATTTAAAAAAATTATAGTCGACGGACTTTAAACGGGGGAGGTTCCGATATGGAAGACGAAAAAAATCAAAATGTAGATACTCAAACTACAACAGATAATGCTCAAAAAGAGCAAAAACCTGAAACAAAAAATGAGGGGGAGAAAACTAAAAAACAAGTAGCTCAAAAAGGCGAAGATGGTTCGATAGTTTTCAAAAATCAAGATGAGTTAGATGGATTTATTAGAAGAATGTATGCTAAAGGTGCTGAAAAAGCAGAACAAGGCGAAACTTCTAAACAAATTCAAGACACTCAAAACAAGCAAGCAGACAAAGGACAAGAAGAACAAAAAGAGATTGCTCAATCAGACTATACTGACAAAATAGCACTTGCTATGGCCAAAGCTGGTGTTGATGTTAAGAAAGCTGAAAGAGCAGCAAGATTAGTTGATATGTCAAAAGTTCTAGAAGATGGAGCAATAGATCTCCAAAAGTTAGAAGATGAAATCAACGCAGTAATTTCTGAATTTCCCGAGTTAAAAGTAACAAAAGAAGAAGAAAAAGAAGAAAAGGGATTTAAATTCGGAGCAACGCAAAGTAACTCTGATGAAAATCAAAAAAAACAAAAGCCTGTAGCCACAAAAAGATGGAACAGGTTTAATTCATTTTAGGAGGTAATTAATTATGGCATTAAATTATGCAGAGGTATGGTCTCCAGACCTATTAGAAATTATGGAGCAAGAATCTTTAACTTCACCATTCGTAACTACAGCAGTTAAATGGTTAAGTGCAAAAACATTTCATTTTACACAAATGAGTACAAGTGGTTATAAATCACACAGTAGACTAGGTGGATGGAACAAAGGAACATTTGCACAAACTGATGTACCTTTTACATTAACACACGATAGAGATATATCATTCTTGGTAGATAAAATAGATGTAGATGAAACAAATGAAACAGCATCTATTAAAAAAATTTCAGAAGTATTTCACAAAACACAACAAATACCAGAAATGGATGCATACTTCTATTCTAAAGTTGCTACAGAAGCACAAAAATTAGATGGATATCATAGTTCAACAGCATTGTCTTCATATACAAAAGAAAATGTATATGGAAAATTAAAAGCAATGTTAAGTGCTGGAAAATTAAGAAGATATGTAGCAAAAGGTGCATTAATTGCATATGTAAATTCTACAATTATGGATTTATTAGAACAATCTACAGACTTTACAAGAAAAATAGAAATGACACAAATTGCAGAAGGTGGTATTGGTATAGAAACAAGAATTACAGATATTGATGGCGTTACATTAATAGAAGTAATTGACGATGAAAGATTTTATGATAAATTTGATTTTACAGACGGATTTGTACCAGTTAAAAAAGTAGCAGCAGATGAAAGCAAGAATATAACAGCTGTAACAGGTTCTCATAAAATCAATGTTTTAATAGCATCTCCATTAACTGTTAAAACAGTTCCAAAGATTGCAAGTATTTACTATTTTAACCCTGGTCAACATACAGAAGGTGATGGATATCTATATCAAGATAGAAGTTTATCTGATACATTTGTATTCCCAAATGGAAAAGACAATAAAATTGACAGTATATATGTTGATACTGATACAACTGAATATGCTGGGGAATAGGAGGCTACTATGTCAAAAATAAGAGTAATAAAAGATAATGTATTATTATCTATCGAGGAAGAAGAACTAGCACAATACGAAGCTAGGGGATATTCCAAGTTAGGAGCTACTAAAAAAGTGGCTCCTAAAGATTTAGAAAAAGAATTAAAGAAAATTGCAAAACTAAATGAGGAATTAACAGCAAAGATTGCAAAAGTTGAAGAAGAAAAGGCTAAATTAGTAAAACTAAATGAAGAATTAACAACAAAGATTGCTGAATTAGAAAAGAAAGTAAAATAAGAGGTGTTGCAAATGATAAATATTTATGCAACAAAAGAAGATTACTCAAAATATGGTTCTAAAGTATTAGAAGATGAAGAAATAGGAAAATATTTAGAGTTAGCCTCAATAGATATCAACAGGGCAACATTAACAAGAATTGAAAGAAGAGGATTTAATAATTTAACAACACAACAAAAAGATTTAATAATCAAAGCAACTTGTTTACAAGCTGAATATATAAAAGATGAGGGCATATATGATGATAATAGTATATCTAGTTATTCTATAGGTGGAGACTTAACGGTAAATGAAAAGGAGTCACAAGATATGGCAGATAAACTTAATATATCAAAGTTAGCCTTTTTCTATTTAAAAAGAACAGGATTAACAAATAGAATTATATGATAAAAAAGCTAAATCCAAAACACTTGGAAAGATTATTAAATAATAAATGTGATGTAGTTATATATCAAGAAGGATTATCAGAAGATGGTGAGCCTTTAACCTCTTTAAACTTAAAAAATCAAAAATGTAGGTTTGTTGAAAAGACTAAAGTTGTAATAAATGAAAATGGCAGAAAAATAGAATTAGTTGGTAAAGTTATATTATTAGGTGATATAACAGAGATAAGAGAACGAAAGTATATTGTAAAGGAAATAGATCAAATGAGTGTTAGGAATGTTAATAACTTACCAGTAAAATTAAAGACCCCAAAGATAGACGGGAAAAAGATAGTCGGTGGGAAAGTAATAATAAACGACACAGAATATGAAATATTTCAAGCAAGTAAGCCTAGAAATCCAGACGGAACAGTTCATCATACAACATTGGAGTTGATGTAATATGAAGGTAACATACAATATTAAAAATATAGAAACAACATTGGAAAATGCCAAATTAGCATTAGTAGATACAGCAGAAGCATTAAGAACAGATTTAGTTCAAAGTCAAACTGTACCGAAAGACCAAGGGGATTTGGAAGGAGATATGTTTGTTGATGACACTCAAAAAATAAGAGGAGTAGTTAAAATTCAGAACCCATCAGTATATTCAAGAAAAATTTATTTTGACCCTGAAATACATATAAAACAAGTGAAAAATCCTAATGCTAAACAGTACTGGTTTGAAGACTATATTAGTGGTAGTAAAAAAGATTTGCCGATAAAATACTTTAAACAAATGTTAAAAAGGAGAAATGGACAATGATAGTAAGAATAAATACATCTAAAATAAGAGACTATCTTAAAAGTATAATACCAGAATGCAGTAAGTGGTCAATAGGGCAGATGGATGAAAACCAAGAAAAAGCTATTGCTTTGTATGCTAATCGTAGACAGCTAGAAGATAATTCTAAGTATAAAAACTTAAAAACGTATGGAATATTGCCAATTACTTTATTGCTGAGATGGACTAAAAATTATAATACGGCTGAAACAATGGCCGACAAAATATATGAACTATTAGACTGTAGTTCTTTTTTTATTGATGATTATAATTGCTCAATTGAGTGTTTATATAATGGACCTATTGATTTAGGTGCAGATGAAAACAATATTTACAAGTTTTCAATAGAATTAAATTTATTATATAGAAAGGGTGAAAAATAATGGGAACAAAATCAGGAGTATATCCAGTATATGAGAACCAATTTCAAGTTGGAGCTACTAAAGAAGCTTTAAATGATATAGCAGATATGGAAAGTTTCTCAGTAAAATTAGACAATGGAGTAGAAGAATGGAATCCATTAGATCAAAAAGGATGGGTTAGAAGATTAATGACTTCTAAATCTGTTACTATTTCAATTTCTGGAAAAAGAAATTTTGGAGATACTGGAAATGATTATGTAGCAGGATTAGCACTAAAAAATGGAAGAGATGTTGAAGGATGTTTACAATGGACATTTCCAAATGGTGCAAAATTAGTATTTGAAAATGCAATATTTAACATAACAAACTGGGGAGCTGGAAAATCAACAGAAGTTATTCCGTTAGAATTTGATGTAATGTCAAATGGAAAACCAGCATACACAGAAGCATCACCACAAAGTGTTTAAAAAACACAAGCAGTAAAAAAATAAGATATTAAAAAGTAAGAGGTCTTTAAAGGCCTCTTACAAATATATTTAGGAGGAATTTAAAATGGCAAATTTAGATATTAGTTCAAAATTAGGTCACGAAAAACAAGAAATAACAATAGCAGAAGGAAAAACATATGAAGTGGATTGTAGTGCTGAAACAATGTTAAAAGCACAAGACATATTTAAAAAAGATGATAGTTTAGAAGGATTATTTACAGCTATAAAATTATTATTAGGAGCAAAAGCCGAAAAAGATATTAGAGCAATGAAATTAACAGTAAATGGATTAAAAACAGTTATAATTGCAATTATGGCACAAGTAAATGAAGTTTCTTATGAGGAAATGGAGAAACGATTTCAAAACAAGTAATGATACAGAATTATGGTATGACATGGAAGAAGACTGGCCATTAATTGAGGCAAGCTTAGCCAAACAATATGGAATAAGAATAAGAAAAGAAATAGATACAATGGATTATGCAGAATTGTGTAATCTTATATCTGGGTTGATGCCAGATACACCACTGCGGAAATATTGTTCAAATTCGTAGTGAAGATGATGAAGAAATGTTAAAAAACTTCACACAAGAGCAAAAAAACATAAGATGGAAATATAGAAATAAATTAGCTAAAAAAATGAATAAAGAAGATTTCGAAAAAGTTATTATAGAATTTCAAAAAGCATTTAAAGAAATGGCTGGTGATAACAAATGATAGAAGTAAGATGCCATAATTGCAATCAGCTTTTAATAAAAGTTGAAAAATGCAAAGGTGAGATAAAATGTATACGATGTAAGAAAACAATTAAAATTAATATAGATGAAAAAGACAGAGTGAACAACACGACCATTAGTGGTGAGTAGTTAGCCAATACCTGCTTTTATCCTAAAAAAGAAAGGAGGAGTAGGTATGAGTACAAATGTGGGGGCTGTCGATTTTGAGCTATTATTAAATTCAAATCCATTTAATAAAGGCATAAAAACTGCAACAAATACTATTAAAAGTTCTGGAATTGAGAACTCGTTAAAGAAAATAGGAAAATTAGCGGTAGCAGCTTTTTCTGTCAAAACAATAATAAATTTTGGCAAAGAATGTATTAATTTAGGCTCTGATTTAACAGAAGTACAAAATGTTGTTGATGTTACCTTTGGAAGTTTAAATACAGAAGTAAATAAATTTGCCGAAAATGCAATAACACAATTTGGCTTAGGCCAGACAGTAACAAAGAAGTATGTTGGCACATTTGGTGCGATGGCAAAAGCGTTTAATTTTTCGAATAAAGAAGCATTAGCAATGTCAGAAACATTAACAGGACTTACTGGAGATGTTGCTTCATTCTACAATTTATCAAGCAATGAAGCATACACAAAATTAAAGTCAGTATTCACAGGTGAAACAGAGACTTTAAAGGATTTAGGCGTTGTAATGACACAAAATGCATTAGATCAATATGCATTGGCAAATGGTTATGGAAGAACAACCTCTCAAATGTCTGAACAAGAAAAAGTAGCTTTAAGATATAAATTTGTATTAGATAAATTAAACATAGCAAATGGAGACTTTGCAAGAACTAGTGATAGTTGGGCAAATCAAACAAGAGTATTAAGCTTAAGATTTAATGAGCTAAAAGCAACTTTAGGACAAGGATTTATTAATATTTTTACACCAATTGTAAAAGGAATAAACTTGGTACTTTCTAAATTACAAGTGCTAGCAAATGCCTTTAAATCTTTTACAGAGATGATATTTGGCAATGCTGGAGGAGATGGTGGCTCAAGTGCAGTATCTGATTTAGCAACAGATGCATCAAATGCAAGTTATGCAGTTAGTGGCATTGGAGAAAGTGCTAAAAAGAGTGCAAAAGATTTGAAAAGTTTAGCTTCTTTTGATACAGCTCAAGTCCTAAAAAATGATAGTGATGATAGTTCTTCTAGTGGAAGCGGAGCAGGAGGAATAGAAGGTTTTGACTTTGGAGATACTGCAAGTTCTGCTATGGAACAAGCTAATACTCAAATGGATAAATTTATAAACAAAGCAAAAGAATTAGTGTCTATTTTTAAACAAGGATTTTCAGAAGGCTTTGGAGATTTTGATTTTTCAAGTATTACTAATTCTATTGAAGGGATAAAAAATAATTTAAAAGAAATATTTACTTCACCAGAAGTCTTAAATGCTTCTAATAATTGGACAAATACTGTAATTTTAAATTTAGGAAGAGTTGTTGGAAGTGTAGCAAGTATAGGAGTAACGATTGCTGATAATCTACTTGGTGGTTTTAATTTGTTTTTAGAGCAAAATAAAGAAGATTTACAGGGACATATAGTCAGATTATTTGACTTGTCATCACAAGAGGCAGAGATAAAAGGCAAATTTGCAGTAACAGTTGCTGATGTATTTAGCGTATTTAGAGGAGATGCTGCAAAACAAATAACAGCCGATATAATGGCAATTTTTACAGATAGTTTTTTAGGTATTAAAGAGATTGCTTGGCAAGCTGGTAATGATATTTTATATATAATTACTGAACCTATAAATGAAAATAAGGATTTAATAAAACAAACATTAGAAGGTTTATTTGAACCAATTTCAAGTGTGTTAGGAACTATAAAACAAGGAGTACAAGATACGTTTGCAAAATTTTGGGAAGTATATGATCAATACATAAAACCTGCAGTAGAAAATATTAAAAACGGTTTTTCAAGTATTTTAGAAACAGTTTTAACTGCTTGGAATGAAAATTTAAAACCAGTTTTAGATGAATGGACTCAAAAATTTAATGAATTATGGACACAACATATCCAACCTATGATTAATAGTTTTTTGGACTTTATAGGAAAACTAAATAATGGAATATCAGAACTATGGAACAAATGGTTAGTTCCAATAATAAATTGGATTATAAAAAATGTAATTCCTGTTGTATCACCAATTATAAAAGAGATAGAGAATACAGTAATGAATGTCTTTGGAAAAATAGAAGATATTCTAAAAGGCTTCTGGGATACATTAAGTGGAATTATAGATTTTATAGTTGGAGTATTTACAGGCGATTGGAATAAAGCCTGGAATGGAATTAAAGAAACTTTTAATGGTATCTGGCAAATTATAAAAGGTAACTTTGATATTGTGTGGGAATCAATAAAAGGAATAGTAAAGACAGCTATTGATGTAGTAAAAGGAGTTATTCAAATAAGTTTAAATTATATTAAGACTATATGGCAAAATATTTGGAATGGAATTAAGAACTTTGTTTCAAACATATGGAATGGAATTAAAGGAATATTTTCAGGAACAGGACAATGGTTTTCTAACATATTCCAACAAGCATATAACGGAATTACAAGAGTATTTAGCAATATTGGTAACTTCTTTAGCGGTATATGGCAAAGAATAAAAGAAACTTTTTCTAACTTGGGAACAAGCATAGGCAATGCTATCTCTAATGCCGTAAAATCAGGAATTAATGGCGTTATATCTTTAATTGAAAGAACCATAAATAAGGCAATAAACTTAATAAATGGAGCAATCGGAATAATAAATCTAATACCAGGTGTTAAGGTTAGTAAGATTGGAAATTTAAACTTACCACGTTTAGCACAAGGTGGTTATGTAAAAGCAAATACACCTCAATTAGCGATGATAGGAGATAACAGACATCAAGGTGAAGTTGTTGCACCAGAAGATAAATTAATGTCATTATATAAGAAAGCTAATCAGGAAATGGGATTAGGAAATAACGAAAAAGTTATAGAATTGCTTGAAAAAATAATACAAATTCTAATTAATCTAAGTCTTGATTTTAATTTATATATTGATGGATATGAATTAAATAAAAGGCTTGAAAAAATTAAAAATAAAAATAGATTTGCAACGAATGGAGGCTAAATATGTATGAACCAAAATTAATAGTAAATAATATTCAAGTACCAGGAATTATAGAATTAATTCCTGGACCAGAGCCTCTATGGGGTGATGGAACTGGAAGAAATACATTAGAAGGACATTATAGTGGTACTTTTATTGGATATTTTACAACTTTAGAAATAAAGTTTGGGATAGTATCAGATGAAGAATATAATTTAATAAAAAAATTGCTTGAACATCCTTTTTTAAGTGATGTTCAATTTTCATTAGAAAAGGACATGAGTAATTATAAACAAGGTGATTTATTTTCAGAAGATTTTTATAATGGTCAGGCAATAAAAAGTAGTCCACTTGCGTGTGGTGGTTATTGGGATAAATTTTCAGTAACGTTGACTGCAATAGATAGGAGGCCACAATTAACATGAGTGTAAGTAATGAATTTATAAACATAACGAAAAAGATAAAACAACAAAATATAAAATTAAGTATATGTGATGGTGAATTAACAGTTAAAGAAATACATATGATGCCAGTCCATATTTTTAATGCATTGCCAGTTTGGAAATTAAGAAAACAGAAAGTAATAATAGCAAAAGAATTAAAATATAGTTTTGATGGTCAATTGTTTAAAACGATAATGAAACAAGTTGAAATTACCGTAAAAAATGCCAATGAGATAAAAGATAAAGATATTAACTTTCAATATGGATTATTTATTAAGAATAAGTTTGAATATATTGATTTAGGAAATTACTTTATAAAGGATGTCGAAGATAGCAAGAAAAAAGATGAGATAAAAGTAACTGGATATGACAGAATGATTAGATTTATGAAGACATTTAAACAATCTGAGCTACAATTAACATATCCTTGCAAAATGTTAAAATTAGTACAAAAAATATGTGAAGTCTGTGGAGTAGAGTTATATTCCACAGACTTTTATAATGCGGATCTAGATGTTAAAGAAGATTTTTTTACAGCACAACAATTAACTTATAGAGATGTTTTAGAAAAGATTGCTCAATCAACATTGACAACAATATTTATAGAAGACAATAAATTGAATTTATATAAAGCAAATAGCATGTCTACAGAAAAAATAGATAAATCATTTTTAACAGATTTAACAATAAAAGAAAAGTTTGGCCCCGTGAATGCTTTGGTTCTAGGTCGTGGAGATGTAGAAGACAATATTGAAGAAACAGACGAAAAGAGCATAAAACAAAATGGTAGATGTGAGATCAGGTTTGATGAGAATGAATTTATTGAATTTCAAAGGAAAAAAGTTATTAAAGGAATGTTTGAACAGATAAAGGGACTTGAATATTATTCTTTTGAGGCTTCTGATGTTGGTGTAATGTGGTTAAAACCATGTGCATGTATAGAATTAGGAGATAAAGAGGATAGTTTTTATAAGTCTTATTATTTGAAGGCAAATGTAACAATTAATACTGGAATATCGAGTGATATAGAAGCAGAATTACTAGAAGCAACTAATACAGAGTATAAAGTTACTACTAAAGAAGAAAAGAAAACTTTAAAAGTTGAAAGACTGGCAAAGAAAAATGAAGGAAAAATACAAGACTTAGTTGAAGAAGTTGGAGATAGAAGTGAAAAAAGAACATCGATAACACAAGATGTTGATGGAATAACTCGAAGTGTAAGCAAAGTAGAAGAAAAGGTTGAAAATGTAGAAAACACCGCTAACACCGCAAAAGACACTGCAGAAAACTTACAAAACACATCTATTTCAAAAGTAGAAGTCAAATATGCTTTATCAGATAGTTCAACAGATCCACCGACAACTGGCTGGAGTACAACAGCACCTGAATGGACAGACGGCAAATTTATGTGGCAAAAAACAACGACTACTTATGCAAACAATAAAACTGTAGATAGTTCACCAACTTGCTTGACAGGAGCAACTGGACAAACTGGTGAGCAAGGAAAACAAGGTGAATCTGGTAAAGATGGAGCAACAGGCAAAGGAATAAAATCAATCAAAGACCAATATTACTTATCAAATTCTAATAAGACGCAAACAGGAGGAAGTTGGAAAGACACTCAGGATCAATGGAGTGAAGGTAAATATATCTGGACACGTTCACATATCGTCTGGACAGACGATACTGAAACAAATACGACTCCAGTTTTAGCAGACGCAATTAATAATGCTAACAGTGTAGCAAATGATGCTAAGAATATTGCAAATAAAACAGACAATGCATTAAAAACTCAATATTATACAAAAACAGAAACTGACACGCAAATAAAAAGTACATCTGACACGATTACCGCAAACGTAACAAAGCAAATTTCTACAGCTAAAACAGAGGCAATTGATAGTGCTAACTCAACAACAGATGAAAAATTAAAAGATTATAGTACAAAATCAGAAATGAAGGCTGCAATAAAATTATCAGCTGATACTTTATCTGCACAAATTAGTGATATTGAAAATGTTACAAAAGAAGTAGACGGAACGAAAACAATAATTTTAGAAAATGCTAAATCTGGAGCGTTAACAGAATTGCATATTTTTGGAAATAATAATGTATTTAAGCCATTATTACCAGCAGATGATTTATTGCCAGCAGATGATTTATTACCAGCAGGAGATAGCTTAATAACTGTAACAGATTCGAGTGGAAATGTTACTGAGTATGAACTAGGAATATTAGATACTCTTAGATCAAACGGAGATGTTAAAGATGAGTTTATCTTAGAAAATGGTAGTGCAAAAGTAATAAGAAGAATATCGACAACAGGTACGATAAAAGACCAAGAGACAATAGAAGAGTTAGGAGATATTTATATAGGATTATCTGATGGAGATAATACGATTTCAATTAAAAATTATTCTGCTAGTATTTCAGCCACTTACGCAACAATAAATAATTTTACTGACTTATTTGCCTCTAGAGTAGAAACTAATGCAAAATTAGAACTAACTAATTCACAGTTTAATGTTGAATTATCAAAAAAATTAGATAACACAGAGTTTAACTCAGCACAAATACTACAAAAAATTAATGATGATGGAAGCGAAACAAAAATAAAATCAGACAAAATTAAATTAGAAGGTGCAACAACAATTGGAGATAAAATTAAGTTCAACTTAGATGGTTCAGCAACTTTTCAAGATGTAAAACTTCTATCAGGAGGTAGAATTATCGGAGGAGATGGTTTAATGACAAACCTATTCTTCGAAAGTACAGGTCCTTTAGCAGGTGGATTCTCACAATTAGGTTATCAGACCGATTTGAATAATGTATTCCAAAAAGCTGGAATATCATTAAATACCTATATTCCTGACAATTTTAAAATAGTTCACGCTTATTTAACATTAATTACCAATGCAGCCTATTGGGAATTATATTCAGAAAGTGGTACATGGACAGGTTTGGGATATGCTAGAAATCTTAAATTATACAAAGGAACTGATTTACCAAGATATTATTTAGGTTGGGCATCTGAATATTATACAGATTTTAGTAGGGCTACAAAATCAGAAATAGCAAACGCTTTTGGAAGTTCTACTTATACTTCTACGAGTACATCGGAAGGAAGCCCTGCAATAGTTACAACAATAGATATTGCAAATAGTTTACAAAATGGACAACAATCTTTGTATATAGAAACGATAGATGAACCTTCTGGAGATGTATCTGATTTTAATAATTCAAAAGATAAAGCCTTGAAGACAGGAATTGGAAAAGCATTTGTCAACATTATTGGATATATGAATTATGATTAAAGAAAGGAATGTTAAATATGAAAGAAATTAAATTTGTAAATAAGTCACAACCAGCTATTAATGCACAAAACTTAAATCAGTTACAAGCCAATATTATAGAGGCATTAAAAGCTCTAAGACCAGTAGGCTCTTTGTATTTTACTACAGTCGCTACTAATCCAGCTACTGTACTAGGTTTTGGAACGTGGAAACTATGGGGAGCTGGAAGAGTACCAGTTGGAGTTGATACATCTGATACTAATTTTAATACAGTTGAAAAAACTGGTGGAGAAAAAACTCATACATTAACTTTAAATGAAAATGCAAAACATGATCACTTACTAAATTTAAAATCGGTACAAGTAGCAAGTGGCTCAGGTTCATGGGTAGCACAATATGCTGAAACTGGTCAAAATATATCTAGTATGCAATCAGCAGGCGGACAAGCACATAATAACTTACAACCATATATTACTTGCTATATGTGGAAAAGAACTGCTTAAAAAGGAAGGAGAAAAAAATGAGTGAAACTAAAAACTTAAGATTATATAAAATAGATGATCCAGCGAATAATACAGATCCATTTAATATAGATAAATCTTTAACGCAAAATTGGAACAAACTTGATGACGCATACGAAACATTAAAAGCCGAAGACACAAAAATCAAAGAAAAAAATGAGAAACAAGACCAAAAAATTAAAGAAAATTATGAATTTCTTGCAAAAATGTTGCCTAAAGTAAATGGCAAAGGAGATAACTTCGCTTTAAAAGGAACAGCAGAAGCACCTTTATATAATGCAAGATTATTAGGAAAGTTAGAGCAAAATACATATGAAGGTAAAAACCAATTAGATACATCAGTAATTGAAACTCAATTAGTATCTGGTGTTCAGATTACAAGATATAATGATGGCTCAATAAATTTAAATGGAACGAGTACAGCAGCTATTACGATTTCGAAGGCATTAAAAAATCCAATTAGTTTAGTTGCAAATCAAAATTATATATTGTCAACAAAGAATAAATTGTCCTCTAATATAGAAGCTCTATATTTGAGAGATGAAAACGATGTTGCAGTATTTACAGTGCCATCGACTGCAAACTCAGTAAGATTGACACCTACAGAAAACAAAACAATAAAATATATTAGAATATACATACAAAGTGGACAAAAGATAAATTTAACTTTATTTCCTCAACTAGAGGTAAATAGTGTTGAAACTAATTATGAACCCTACGTGGGAGCAATGAGAAGTCCTAACAATAAATACCCTCAACAACTAAAAATAATGACAGGTGATAATCAAGTTATCATAGGCAACAAAAACAACTTAAGAAATTATACTGTAACCAACACTAAAAATGCCTACATGAATATTTTAGAAGGAAAAGCTCAATTGATACCAAATGAAACTTATACTTTAAGTTTCGATTCCGAAGAAGCAGGAAATCAATATTATTTAAATGAACATATTTTTACTACATCGCCTAGAATCGTAACTAAGTTAGGAAGAAATGAAATATCTGCTACAACCAAAGATGTAATAGATACTACTGATTTATCCGTATATAACGAAACAAGAGGATATACGTTCTTAAAAAATGCAAGAGCTGAAACTAATTCAATCTCCATTTTAAAGCCAATGTTAGAAATAAATTCAAACGCCAGTGAATACACTAAACATGAAGAGGTTGTTTTACCATTGAACTTAAAAAATATAGAATTATGCAAAATAGGAGACTATCAAGATACTATCTATAAGGAAGGTGAAAAGTGGTATAAAAATGCTCAAATTGGTTCCTATAAATTTACTGGCAAAGAAATGATGTATGACCTACAAGTTCACAATGAACTTAATGTCTTTACTTTTCATCACTTCTTAACCGAAAAAATATATATTAATAATGCTCAAGTAATTGGAGCTTGTAACAGATTTAGAGGAACAGCGTGGGATAATAGGTTTAATGAAAACGATATGTATTTATTAGATACTAACAATAATATCTGCAGATTTGTTACTAATAGCTTTAAATCAAATGCTGAATTGCTTCAATATTTAAAAGAAAATGAAACTATTCTAAAATATATAAAAGCAGAGCCAACAAAAGAAGAGATAACAGATGAAGATCTAATCAAACAACTTAATGCAATAGCAGCAGCTAACTCATACAAAGATAATACAGTTGTAACGTTGAATAATTTTGGCGAAATCGAAATAACAGCTTACAAAGATGTGAACTAAGGAGAAAAGAGAATGAATGAAGCAGAGATAATAAAGATAGTGGTTGGATATTTAATTCCTACAATTTTGAGTGGAATCTTAGGAGTAATCGTAGGCAAATACAAAAAGATACAAGAAAAAAATATCGAAGAACAGAAAAAGGAGAAGGCAATAGAGTTAGGAGTTCAAGCATTGCTTAGAAATGAAATTATAAGACGATATCGAGAATTTGAAATCAAAGGTGAGATTTCTATACTAGATAAGGAAAACTTAGAAGCAATGTTTGAACAATATAAAAATCTAGGTGGAAATGGGACTGTCAAAAAGATGATGACAGAATTATTAAATTTAAAAACCAAAATAGTAAAATAAAGAAAGGAATTAGAATTATGGAAAAGTTATTATTAATATTAGTTGTAGCCACATTAGTGGAAGCAATATGGGAAAATTTAAAGATGATCTGGCAAGACGGTAAGGCAAACGTAGATATGATAGGAGCTTTGGTTGTATCAATTGCAGTTGCAGTATTCACTAAAATAGACATTTTTAGTGCCTTAGGCATTTCAATTAATATTTATGTTGGAAGTATCTTAACAGGGATAATAATCGCGAGAGGTGCAAATTTTGTACATGATTTATTGTCAAAAGTAAATCAATTGAAAAATAATGAAAGTGAGGTAAAATAAT